TCTGTTTTATGGTGGTTGCTCATCTTCAATCCGTTCGACAGGACCGGTGCATCAGCGTCGGAATCCGCGTACTTGGAGAGAAGGTAAATTGATCAAGCCGTGCTCGAGTAAGAATTCTCTTGACACGAGACGGTGCTCTAGTTTGCGATCCATCCCGCATTTAACACTCCAAGGAGTTATGTGCGAAGACATATCACATTCAAAGTCCTCTGGAATGAGGGATCGAAGGTGTTTCCTACGATCCTTTATCCGCCGACGTACGGAGACTTTACCCGGTTCCCAAGAGGGGTCCTTGTACATGTTCCGTACTGAGTCGGCTGACGTTATATCATCAAGTAATTTCTTGACAGACACCAGTCCAGAGTTCGAAATCCAGCCCTCGACACGCTGTGTATAGTCCCCGTATTTCTCTCCTTGCTCCCTTTCGGGGATCGGTAGATTATTACGAGAAATATACGACGCGTGATCGAGCTCGGACAAAGAGTTCACTTCGGGGAGAAGAATGAACGAGCTAGTCTTCGTGAGAAGATGCATGTTCTGCTCGGCGAAGCTGTCAAACGACTTCACCAAGTACTCCTCCACGAGTACCTCAAAAGGGGCGCTGTCCAAGTAGTGCAAAATCTTCTTGGTCAGATCGTCCAACTCAAATTCAGGAAGAAGTCCCTCTGGATGGTCAATACCGCCCAGCCAGCTTGGTAAACCAGCCGGAACCTTGTACCGACTTAGGGTATTGCTCACCTCTGGACAGAGTTCGAGCATCCTATTAACCAACGGGATTAATTTCCGAATTAAAGACGTATCTTTCCGATATCCCAACGTGTTCGAAATCTGACGAATCCGAGATGTCACCACCTCGGGGTCGGGAGATTCGATGTTGAAGAGTCTCGGTTTCACGGTGTCCACGAATGTCCAACCGTTGCTATCATACGTCCTTACAGCGTGCTCCTCACAGAATGTAACATACTGTGAACTTTCAAACCAAGTAGTGTTACTCGGTTGAAATCCCATCATCCGATATAAAACACGAAGGAAGGGGGAGCGAGGCTCATGGGACAGTAAATAAAGGTCATCCCCAGACTGGGATGAGTTCAACCCAGTTATGGACTTGAAGTTGTCCAGAAAGGCTTGTAAATCTACAGACCGTTCCATGACAAAATCATCGACCTCATCAATTCCTAAGGAATAAATCTCAGGAAAAGCTGTCGCCATCTCCTCCACGACTGCCCTTACAATAAGGGAAGCCGTGTTCAAGAAGATCCCAGACAGACCCTCGCCCATCATAATGCCACAACAATGTTCAGGGGATGAGTAGCCCGAAGGCATCTCAAAGTCCCTGTCCAGGGTTGCCAGGCATATGCCCAGGACGAGCAAATTGCGACAAGGATGGTCATCAGGAATGATCGCCATCCAGCCCTGGAAGATTGATCCAATGGTCGATCTTCCGGGAGTGTCAGTCGCAGTTTGAAGATCTGCACTGGTCCCATGACGATAGTGAAGGTTGTTTTCCTTCATCGTCGAGATGCCCATGTGCTTCATACCGTTCAAAAAGACAAGACTGTCGTAGAGTTTTACCTTACTACGTAAGCCAATCTTGATCTGCGGATCGGCACTCAACAATACAGGATCTAAAAGGTGCCTGCATGTTGACCCAATTAGTGACACAGAAAAATCGGTTAATGTAATTATCCGAACTTTCCAGCCTTCCTCGGGCTGAGCGGTTACTCTCGCCTTGACACTACCGGTCACTTTTGAGATGACAGGAGTCCTCTCCACTGCAAAGAAAGGCCAATCTTCATTAACCTCCCATTGCAGAGTATCCAGTTTCCGTAGTTCAGTCAAGGACCATATAAGGCCTATCATTCCAAATCGGTCGTCAATCTCGATATCTCGAGTGTTTCCACTCTCGGCATAAAGAATTCGTCCTATGGGTTGGTCACCATCCCAATTTTTGGCGTAACAGGCCACATTACCAAGAATGTCCATTACATCTCCGGTTGGTCTTTCCGGAAGTATAGTGTACAGTGGTAAGTGCATGAATTCTAAATAGATTTCATCTTGCACCTCACCTCTCTTGCCACCATGGGCCCGAGGATACTTCCTGGACCCTCTCCCTTTGGCCTCCCAATAGGACACCAGTGGGATGCGGCAGCCGAGAGTTCTCAGCAACGTCTCAGTGACGCGAGCGAAGTCGAATTTAACGGCTTCCTTGCGTCCGACATTCGAAACAAAACCTTCAAGTGCAGCATGAATAACCGAAACGTCCCCAATCGGAGCGGTTCGGCCAATGCAAGCAACGGGGGTTGCCCGGCTTACATCTTCAAATGAAGGTGTCGAAAACAGACACTTGACGAGTGACTTGGTCCAAAAGAAAGGTGGAATCCTCCTCCTTCCCTGAGTAGAGACAACATCTGTTATCTCCAACTCAGTCAGTCCAAGTCGTTTCATCTTGTGTTTACAGCGGCAGGCGAGTCGAGACGCAAGTATTCTTACGTCGTCATCGCGTGTCGGTGATTCCCTAGCGAGGATGTTCCGAGCCACTTTCTGCCAAGATTTGACAGAAGTAGCAAAGAGCTTGACTCCGTTTCCCGTTGAAGATTGCAAAGCAGACTTCAAAGGGGACAGAGACTCCTCGATTTCAAGAAGCGTCAAACCTGCTTGTGTCAGTGAAGAAACAAGAGGCAAAGATAGGACATCCCATCTTTCCTGCTCGCTGTCCCGCATCTCCGACGCTTATGCCCCGGCTGTAGGGAAGTCTGCAGGCCGACCTTCTAACGAGAGTCAGTCAGTCTTCCTATGTCGAGAGGGCCTCAAAGGAGTAGCCCCTCCATAGACAAAGGGTATGGTTTAAAGCAGTCAACCTATTGGTTGG